GTGCTGGTTATGCCCTCGCTGCGATGTACGCAGGGGCCACGGCACAGGAAGCAGTCAAGATCGCAACGAAGCTGGACATTCATTCCAGTGGGCCGATCAAGACCGTTAAGTTCTAAGAAGACCATCCACGCCCCAACTGTTATCGGGTTTCCGATCAGGCGCACCCCGGATGGTTACTATTGCGCCCCGCCACATGGTACGCCCAGTGGCTCCCCCTCGGTCTTCGGGCCGGGGGGTTTCTCCCATTTGGGCACCTTTCCTGTCGACGGTCTGTAAAACCGTTGCTGCCAAAAACAAGACAGGTTGGTTCAGCGTGACGTTCAAATCGTCGGGTTCCCACCAATCTCCGTGATCGGTCACACTTGCCTTATCGGCGGTGACTCAGAACTACCAACCGCGAACCTTGACCCCGCCCGCAATCCCCGAGGGGAGAGCCAAGGGACAATCTCGCTGTGAGCGTGTGGATCAGTTCAGAGGTTCCAACCCTCTGCTAATCACACGGAGTATAAAATGGCAGATGCAACTCTCTCTCGGATCGGTCAGGCCAACGGCGCTGGCGCGACCGATGCCCTGTGGCTCAAGCTGTTCGGCGGCGAAGTCATGGGCGCTTTCAACCTTGCCAACGTCATGGGCGACAAGCACCGCGTCCGCACCATCTCGGGCGGCAAGTCGGCTCAGTTCCCGGCCATCGGCAAGACCTCGGCGGGCTACCACACCCCCGGCACCGAAATCGTCGGCACCCCGATCAAGCAGAACGAGCGCGTCATCACCATCGACGACCTCCTGCTGGCGTCGGTGTACGTCGCTGAGATCGACGAACTGAAGAACCACTACGATGTCCGCTCGGAGTACTCGCGCCAGCTTGGCGAAGCTCTGGCTGACCACTACGACCGCAACGTCCTCCGCAACTTCGTCCTCGCTGCCCGCGCTTCCGCGACCGTGACGGGTGAAGACGGCGGTGGCTCGGCCACCAACGCTGCTTACCGCACCGACGCTGCCGTTCTGGCTGGCGGCATCTTCGCTGCTGCTCAGAACTTCGACGAAAAGGGTATCCCTGAGTCGGAGCGTTACATTGCGATCAAGCCCGCGCAGTACTACCTCGCTGCTCAGAAGACCGACCTGATCAACACCCTGTGGGGTGGCAACGGTTCGTATGCTGACGGTAAGATCATGACTGTCGGCGGCGTGACGCTGCTGAAGACGACCAAGCTGCCGGGTTCGGACGACTCGGCCAACACGGGCATCCCGTCGCAGTACCGTGCTTCCTTCGTGAACACTGCTGCCGTCGCGTTCCACCCGTGGGCCGTTGGTACCGTCAAGCTGCTGGACATGAAGACCGAAAGCGAATGGGACATGCGCCGTCAGGCCACCCTGATGCTGGCGAAGTATGCCGTGGGTCACGGTATCCTGCGCCCGGAAGCCGCCTTCGAACTGAAGGTCGCCTAATCTAACCCCTGACGCCGGGGACTGCCTTCGGGTGGTCCTCGGCTTTTTTTCATAGGTACCAGATGGACCCCATCACCAGAACCACGGAACTCGAAGCAATCAATGAGATGCTTCGGGCTATCGGGGAAGCACCTGTGTCGGCCATCGACACCGGGAACTCCGATGTAACGACCGCACTCGACTTGCTTCGCAGTCACTCCCGACGTGTTCAGGCGTTGGGTTGGCACTTCAATACGGAGCGCGAGTATATCATCACCCCTGACGGGAACGGTTACCTCAACGTCCCCTCCAACGCACTCAAGATCGACTCGACGAGCTACTCTAGTTCCATCGACGTGATCCAGCGTGGGGACAAGCTGTACGACAAGTACAACAAAACCTTCGTCTTCACCGAACCACTCAAGGTGGACATGGTGGTTGGCCTTGATTGGTCCGAACTGCCCGAGAGCGCCCGTGCCTACATCGTCGCCCTCGCTGGCCTTGAGTTCGTGGACACCGACATCGGGTCGGACACTCGCCACCAGTTCACTTCGTCTCGCGTGAACAACGCACGTCTCCTGCTGGAATCCGAGGAGACTGACAACGGTGACTTCAACATGCTTCGTGACTCCCTCTCGGGGTTCGAGATCAGCTACCGGAGACTCTAATGCCCGCAGTTACGGGAACCATTGCAAACCTCCTGAATGGTGTCTCGTCTCAGGCGGTTGCCCTTCGACTGCCCACGCAGGGTGAAGAACAGATCAACGGCTACTCGGTACTCACCCGTGGCTTGATCAAGCGACCGCCGACGAAACTCCTCAAGAACATCGGTGTGATCGCTGGTGCATCCTCGGCATACATCCACACCATCAACCGGGACTCGGCTGAGAAGTACATCGTCCTGATCACCAACGGTGACCTCAAGGTCTTCGACCTCGCAGGGAACGAGAAGACGGTGACCTTCCCCGATGGGAAGACCTATCTGTCCTCGGGTGTGACCAATGCGTCCCGTGACTTCGCTGCCACGTCAGTCAACGACTACACCTTCATCGTCAACAAGACGGTGACGGTGGCGATGGATTCGACCAACAAGTCTCCGTCCCGTCCCAACGAAGCCCTTGTCACCGTGAACGCTGGCAACTACGCCCGCAACTATGTGATTACCGTTGACGGGACTATCGCTGGACAGGTGAAGACCCCTGACGGTTCCAACCGTGGACACTACGGTGCTGTCGATACGACTGTCATTGCCAAGCACATGCACAGGGCGCTTCAGTATTCCGGGTCGTGGGACATGCGGGCCTTTGGGTTCATGG